CATTCTGGTCGTATTCTGGATTAACGGAGCAATGGATTTCACGCTGTTCCTTGAGGGCATCGCATCAGGCTTCTCCGCTACTGGCTTGAATGAGGGCATCAATGCGATCTTCTTCAAAGGAGATCAGTCATGAACTTCTGGACATTTTTCAATCCGATATATGGAGCAATTGCATCACTGACTGTCGGTTTTTTGATCGGCCGGATGAAAAAGGTAAAGGCGGAAAACGATGCAATCAACAATGCGCTTGGTGCTTTACTGAGAAATGCAATGTTCAAGATCTACGAAAAATATCGTGACCAGGATGAAGTGCCTGTACAGGTACAAGAAGAAATGAGTTCACTGTATAAACCATATCACGAACTTGGCTTTAACAATACAGGAACAAAGATTCACGATGAAATCATGGCAAAGAAAACAAAAATGTGAAGTGATCAGATTGCTTCCAGAGGAGCGGTGAGAAGAGCCTATGATTTAAATCATTTTCTTAACTGCTGCTGATTCAAAAAGAAAAACTGAATACTCATAAAATAGAAAGGAACACTCCCCTTACGTTCTGATCAGTTTTAGACCGTTGCCAATTGGTGACGGTCTTTTTTTATTGGGAGAAAATTTGGGAGAAAAAATCAGAAAAACCGTATCTGCTCATGGCAACGCATGACAGAAAACGGCAGTATATGACAGTGTATGGCAACGCATGGCAATATTCTGTAGATGTCTTTATTCTAGTTTTATATTCAAAAAGCCTCATAAACAGAGGCTTTTTTTAATGCGTGGGAGAAAAATGGGAGAAAATCACTTAGATTTGAAGGCGTTTATCTTGAACATCATCTCATTGTCAGACGATTCCAACAGGTGCGTATACACTCTCAGGGTTGTGGCAATGTCCTTATGACCAAGGCGTTTGGATACTGCGACAATGTTCACGCCATTGTTGATCAGCCATGATGCGTGACTGTGCCGGAGATCGTGCAGTCTGATCGGCTTCACTCCGCTGATCCGAATGCCTTTTCTGAAATTGTCACGGATGATGGACGGCGATAAACCAGTATCACCGCCAAACAGGTACTTTCCAGGCTCTCTGAGGAGCGGTTGCAATTGATCGAACAATTGGTCATCCAATTTGATCGTGCGTGCTGTGCGTGTTTTGGTAGGCTTCAGACCGTCTTTCTGATTGATCTGACTGTATTTGAACGTGGCAGTGTGGTCACCGATCTGATCCTTTTGGATCGCTATGGCTTCGCCTCGTCTGCATCCAGTCCAATAGATGAAGGTGAAGTACAGAGCATATAGCGGATTATCAACGCATTTCACGAATTGATTGAATTCCTCTGGCTCCCATACTTCAAACTCTTCCATCGCTTCCTCATCTGTTTCCTTGAGAGAAGCAAGCACTCTCGATCTGTCCGGCAATCCGTATATATCGTGAGCGTGACGGAGAACGCCTCTAATAAAGCGCAGAGTTTGATTCTTTGTGGTGGTAGAGAATCTGTCATCCTTGGCAAGCGTGGCTCTGTATTGCGCTAAAACAGGTCTTGTCAGCGATTCCACAGGCCAGTCGAGATACTGCGAGAATCTGATCGTGAAATGCTCACGATGTTTGGACTTAACAATCTCAGAACAGTTTGTAAACTCCTCCCAGAGCTTCGCCATCTCTGCAAATGTGGTACTGGTCGAGGAAGCACCTGATGCCATCGCTTCACGTTCGGCTGCCTTTGCTTCTGCTTTGGTGCGGAAGCCACGTTTCTTGATGTTTTTCCAACCTCCGCTGACTGGATCACGCCTTTTGTAAGAGTAGTACCATGTACCATTCTTGTCTTTATAGGCTGGCATGTTATTCACCAGTTACGGATTTAATGAGTTCTTGCGGATCGATGCCAAGCTGATCGCAGTATTCTAGCATCTGATCGGCATAGATTGTGCGCTTTCCACGCTCCCAGTTTGATACGGCTGCCTTGGTCACTCCAAGCCGATCAGCGAGTTGAGCCTGTGTGATTTTCTTGGCTCTTCGCTCTTTGGCAAGATAAGCACCTATTTTCACATTGTAGTTTTTCATAGTAAACTCTCCGTTTCCATCCTCACTGTACATCTCATTTGAAAAAAATGCAAAAAAACTGTTGACAATCAACGGAGCGTTGATTTACATTAGGTATTGTCAACGGAGCGTTGATCAGAAAGGAGGAGCGATGGAGGAAGTAAAATTCACCGTCAAGATGTTGGCAGCTTACATGCGGATGAGCATCGAAAGACTGGCAGAGCAGTCAGGCATCAAAGCTGACCACCTTCTAAATGTATCAGCCGGAAGAGTAAAGATGACAGGAGATGATGTTGTCAAACTGTCTGAGTTCACTAAGATTCCGGCGAAGAACATCGAGGTCTGATTTTTTTTACACACAAGGTCAACGGAGCGTTGATCGGAAAGGAGGAGCATGAGAGATCGGATTCAGATTCTGTCATCTGACGAGTACCTCACAAGAGAGGGCATACGGATCGGCTGGCAGATGTCCAGACGCTCTGCGGAAAGAACGTTTGCCGAAGCTGATCGGATCGACAGGGAGGAACTTAAATTCAGATCTGAGCCGTCAAGGGTTCGCAAGGAAACGGTCGAGCGCATCACTGGAAAGAAATGTAAAGACATGCTCGACAGATTAAAAAAAGCGGATGTTGCAGCATCCGCCAAGTAGATGTCTTTGGAAAGACATCCTCATTCTAACATGGAGGATTAAAAAATGAAAATTAAACAGACAATCACTGATCGTGATCTGGATCAGATTTACGATCTCATCATTCTCACAACTATCGCTGAATTCGCCCTGGTAGCAATCGCCAAGATTGCGGAGGTGATCTGATGCTGACGAGATTCATTCAGATGCAGATCAAGGATCATCCGAAAGAGGATGGAGCATACATAATCTACCACGTTCCTAGCAAATCGTATGAACATATCAACTTTACGGTCGAATGCGGATGGAACACGCACAGAGAGCTGGATGGCTCAATTTACAAAGACTGTGCCATGAGCGATGAAGAACTTGAAGGCTTCCACAGCCATTGGCTGAAGCTTTACAACTTCGGCTCGGAAAACTGGGCAGACATTATCGATGAAATGATGACAGAGATCAAAGGCGAACTGTATCAGTACGCTGATCGGAAGCTGAACGATGACGAGATGTGGAAATGCTCCAATCTGGAAGACATGTACGATCTGCTTGAAAGAGCAAAGGACTATGCGGAGGCATACAGATGATGATCGCAATTGTACTGGCAATCGTTGCCGTGTGTGCATCGGTGGTTTATCTCAATCTGAAGACTGCCAGTGCCGAAAAGAAGCTGATCGAACTGGACGCAGAAAGAGTGAAGCTTGAAACCGTCATGAGAGCGCATGACATGCGGATCGATGATATCAACAAGGATATCGATGAGATCGATGATCAGATCGAAGCGATTCTTGAGATCATGCACAAGATCATCGCAGACATTCACCGCATCGATCACGATGAGAAAGACATCCGCAAATATTACATGTACTATCGGGAACCGTCACATCCAAACGGCGGTGTGAACTGGTCAAACGAAATTGAATGCACAGACGATGAGGAGGAATCTGAATGAGAGAAGAAGTTAAGAGCCTCGTTGAAGACCTTGAAAGAGGCTTCGATGGAAACCCTGAGGAATCAGCAAGAGAACTGATGCGGATGGATTTTCTGTGCAGAGAAGCAGCCGATCTGATCCGCAGTCAGTCCGCAAGAATCGATTACATGGACAATGATCCATTCAACATACTTAATCGCATCAATGTGAATGATCACATCGAGAAAAAGAAAGTAACAAACAAGAAAACCGGCAAAGAGACATACCTGTCATACCTGTCATGGGCATGGGCGTGGCAGATGCTTATGGAACTGTATCCGATGTCATATACAAGCATCAACAGATCGCCTGAAGGCTTGCCGTACTGGTCAGACGGAAAGACATGTTGGGTTGATGTTTCCGTCACCATCGTTTGGGATAACTATTATGCTGACAAACCTTGCGAGAGAACAAGGAGCGAGATCTTCCCTATCATGGGTGGTTACTCAAATCAGTCCATCTCAGCCAGTGCAGTTACATCTTTCGATGTTAATACCGCTTTGCAGAGAGCATGGACAAAGTGCATCGCTCGTCACGGACTTGGCTTCTACATCTATGCCGGAGAGGATCTCCCACAGGAAGAAGCGGAAGCAAAGAAAGCGGAGATGATCACAGAGGAACAGCTTGCCAAGGTCATGAGCCTGTACACCGAAAAGGAAATGGCTGGCATGTTGAAACGCAAGAAGCTGTCCAATCCTTCTGAGTTTACCAAAGAGGATGCACAGAAGCTTATCGATAAGCGTGATCTCTCACTTGTCAATCAGAAGGTGGAATCCTTCTGAGATATCGTTACACAGATACGCCTTCTCTGATCCAAGGCGATATGCCTGACGGATCGGAAGAATGCTTAATCTGCCACAAACCGTACTGCGATTTCCATCACCTATTAACCAACGGCAGAAAGCGATTTGCGGAAAAGGCGGGAGCGTGGGTGTGGCTGTGTAGAGGTCACCATAGCTACATCCACAACACTGCCGAAGGGCAACGCATCTGGAAGGAATGGAAAGCGCAAGCGCAGAGAAATTATGAGGCAGATCATACACACGATGAGTGGATGAAAGGAGCGCATAAGAGTTATATCTGATGGATTTATACACGGAATTACAACAGAAGACATCGCAGCTTGATATCTCGATCAAGGCTCTCCGGCAGAGTGGCACGGCTTATGCGGAAGCAGAAAAGACCTACAAAGTATTGCTCCGGCAAGAGTGCCTGAAGCTCCGTGATGAAGGAACTGCGATAGGCATGATCGACAAGATCTGTTACGGAATTCCTTCTGTGGCTGAAGCAAGATTCAAGCGTGATGTTGCAGAAGCCGTATACAAGGCAAACTTTGAAGCGATCAATTCACTCAAGTTACAGATGAGGCTGATCGAAAATCAGTTGCAAAGAGAATGGGGAAATCCAAATGAATCAATGTGAATTAATTCTGAAATACATGAAAGAACACGGCAGTATCACTCCAACCGAAGCACTCAATCATTGCGGATCGATGAGGTTATCCGCCAGGATTCATGATCTGAGACAGCTCGGACACAACATCAAGATGGAGCTGATCACTGTGAAGACTGCCAGAGGCGTTAAAACTCAGGTATCGAGGTATTCACTCGATGAATGAGCGTTTCTACTGGCTGAAGCTGAACAGAGGCTTCTTCAAACGGCATGACATCCGTATTGTCGAAGAAATGCCCAACGGTAAAGAGTACATTCTGTTTTATCTGAAACTGCTCTGTGAATCCGTTGACCATGAAGGAAGCCTCCGATTCAACGATGAGATACCTTACAACGAGGATATGCTTGCTACCATCACAAACACAAATGTCGATATCGTCAGAAGCGCAGTGAAGGTATTCACGGAACTGAAGATGATGGAGATTCTGAGCGATGGCACGATCTTTATGAGAGAGATCAGCAACATGATCGGAAGCGCAGCCAACAATGATAACGCCAACCGTCAGAGGCGGTTCAGAGAGAAGCAAAAAGAGGAATCTGTTACGCCTCCGTTACTGGAGTGTTACGCAAGCGTTACAAAAAATAACGAGAGTAAGAGTAAGAGTATAGAGAAAGAGAAAGAGTTAGAGATAGAGAAAGATACTTCTAGTGTGAACTACATCTC